TTTATCGAATAACATGGAGTAGATTATGAATCTAGAAGAACTTGCAGTGATGACACCAAAGAAATTTGCAATCAAGATTGAAGAGATTGTAAAGGATGGACAAGGACAAACATCATATATGGATGCTATCTTGGATTATTGTGCTAGAAACTCAATGGAGCCAGATGCAATCGCCCCACTCATTTCAAAACCCCTCAAAGAAAAATTAGAAGCAGACGCAAGAGAACTAAACTTCTTGCCGAGAGTTGCAACCCTACCAATCTAAGGAGTAATCCAATGGAAGGATGGACAGCATACCAGATGTATCTGGGTCTGAAACTTCATTTCACCACAGATTATGATTATAGGAAGTACGGTGGTAAAACATCTGCCTCTAAGGGTTCGTTTCTAAAAAGAAGAGATAGGTATTTCTTTTCTAGGGTTGCCAGAAAATATGGGGAAGATACACTAGACTATTACATTGCTAACTTTGTCAAGTCACCAAAGGGGTGGTTAGGAGATTTTAGTGAAGAGAACTACAACGAGTGGACTAAAAACAAACAGTCATTGACATACAATTTTATCAGTGACATGAATATTTTATTTGCACAAGTTGACGATTTTGAGGCACTTTTCTCTTGCAATAATGGACAACATAGTGTATTATTAAAGAACTTCCTCGCAAAGAGGATAACGATAGAATCGATGGTAATCCTTGATGGGTTGCTTAGTTATGTGAAGAAATGGGATAAGGAACTAGAAGATGATTTAGTATGGCCTGATGTAAGACGATTAGTCGTAAAATATAGTGCATTTTTGAGTTACGATATTCATAAATGTAGGTTACAACTGCTCAAGACTGTGAAGGAGAATTTCTAATGTCAGATGAGCTTATTAGAGAAAGAGATTTCTATCGTGCCAAAATGGGTGAACTCAATGCACGAGTTAGAAGTCTAGAATACGATAACGCTGAACTAGTGAAGCGTGACCAAGAAATCTCTAAAAGACTTGCAGATAATTCTGCAAATAGAGGTGGATACCGTCCTAAACCAAAACGGTTTAATTAGGATATACTTCCTGAGTATGAAGATAAACTGCTCTTTTTGAATTTATTAACAGAGGTGGAAAAATAGACTATGAACAACGATTATAAGGAAGTAAATACAATGCTTACAAAAGCACGTTTAATCAGTTATTCACAACCGCCTGAAGGAGAACTCTATGTCGGTACAGATGTCCAAGAACTCATATCTTATTGCGCCCGTGTCTCGAATCCGGCCAACCAAGCAAGTCACAAAACGTCCGAAAAACTCATCAAATACCTTGTTAAAAACAAGCACTGGTCGCCGCTTGAAATGGCTAGCGCTTGCATAGAGATTGAAACTACTCGTGACATTGCACACCAGATTGTGCGTCACAGAAGTTTTGCTTTCCAAGAGTTTAGTCAACGGTATGCAGACCCATCTGCGATGGGTGATGCGTTCACATTGCGTGAGGCGAGACTACAGGACACAACCAATAGACAGAACTCTATTGAGATTGAGAATGACCCAAGTATCCAAATGGATGATGCTACACTCCAACTTATAACAGAGTGGCAACGCAGACAACATGGAGTTATCAAACAGGCAAAAGATGCCTATGAGTGGGCGATTAAAAATGGGATTGCAAAAGAACAGGCACGTTGTTTGTTACCAGAAGGTCTAACCAAGACACGGTTATACATGAACGGTACACTACGCTCTTGGGTTCACTACATAGAACTGAGGAGTGCAAACGGTACACAAAAGGAACACATGGAAGTTGCTAAGTTGTGTGCAGTGGAGATTGCTAAAATCTTCCCTCTAATGGAGAAATTATAATGCATAGATTTACCTATGAAAATGACTACGAAGATGACTTGCAAACTACAGTTGAATTCACTGTTCCTAGTGATGCAGACTTAGAAGATATGTGTGATGTCTTTGGTAACTTTTTAAGAGCAGTAGGATATGAGTTTGATGGACACATCGAAGTTTCATCTGATGCTAAAAAAGATTGGTTCAAACCGTATAATGTGGTGGTGAACCTAAAAGATGACTAAAGTATTTGTATTAGGTAATGGTGAATCTAGAAAGTCTTTTAATCTTGATGCACTAAAAAAGCAAGGTGCAGTATATGGGTGTAATGCTCTATACCGTGACTTTGCTCCTGATACACTTGTCTGTATAGACGGTGGAATGCAACATGAAGTTTATACGAGTGGCTATGCACTAGAAAACAAGTGCTACTTTCGTACATGGAGTAAGTTGCCGGTAGATGCATATTATATGATGGTAGACCAAACTACATTTGGTGATGACGGTCACACGGTTCAGAACAATAAACAGGGTAGAACTGAATTTGTTATGAACGGTACAGACCCAAATCAAATGAGGCAACTCTACGAATATCATATCAATAAAGGTACAGACAAAACTACTGTTGATGAATTGTTATCAAAACATCATAGGTGGATTACTTGGACTGAAGAGAATGATTGTGTATACGTCATTCCAGAAGATTATAGTAGTTGGAGTGCAGGCCCAACTGCTGTGAGACTTGCCCTTGAAGAAGAAATACCAGATGAAGTATATCTGATTGGATTCGACATGGGTAGTCAAAATGGGTTGGTTAATAATGTTTATAAGGGTACAGATAACTATCTGTCTAATGATGCTGCTGTGACGCCCTCTGTAAACTGGATTAATCAACACGCAAATAACTTTAAAGACTATCCTAGAGTGACATTCTATAAAGTTAATCCTGCCCCTCTAGGAACTGATGATACTTGTCAGTTCATTGAAGAGTGGAAAGACTACGATAATCTACAATACATTGAAGCAGATAATTTACAATTATCTATTGACTTTGGGTGGATGATGTAGTATTATAAATAAACAATATGATGAAAAACGTGAAATACTTAAACATACGATAACATACGGAGAAAATATATGTCAATTTCAGCACTAAGAAACCAGAACAGTCTGGACAAACTACTCGCACAAGTACAGAAGGATGAGAAGCCACAAGGTGGTTCAGAAAAGAAGTCCTATGTAGATGAGCGTCTTTGGAAACCACAGGTTGACAAGGGAGGCAATGGTTACGCAGTAATTCGATTCCTACCTGCCCCTGCTGGTGATTCAGATATGCCATGGATACGAGTTTGGAATCATGCATTCCAAGGCCCAACTGGACAATGGTTCATTGAGAACTCTTTGACCACTCTAAATCAGACCTGTCCTATCAGTGAGTATAACTCACAACTATGGAACTCTGGTGTAGAATCAGATAAAGAGATTGCTCGTAAACAGAAACGTAAGTTGCAGTACTATGCTAATATCTACGTTGTAGAAGATGGAATGAATCCAGAGAATAACGGTAAGGTAATGCTTTATCGCTTTGGTAAGAAAATCTTTGACAAGTTGATGGAAGCAATGCAACCTGAGTTTCCTGATGACCCACAAATCAATCCATTTGATATGTGGGAAGGTGCAAACTTCAAATTGAAGATTCGTAAAGTCGATGGTTACTGGAACTATGATAAGTCAGAGTTTGACTCTGTATCACAGTTAAAGTCAACTGATGATGAGTTGGAAGCAATCTATGCAAAGACATATTCTTTGAATGATTTCCTTGCACCATCTAACTTCAAGACTTACGATGAGTTGAAGTCACGGTTGGACGCTGTACTATCTGGTACAACTGCAACCAAGACTGCTGCTGCAATGGTTGAAGCAGAAGAAACTGGTAATTCAGTTCCCTTCACGCCTTCTTTTAAGTCAGAGGCTGCGCCAGTGATGGCAACTGCTAATGCAGATGAGGATGACGCTATGTCATACTTTGAAAAGTTGGCAAATGAATAAGGTGAGGTAGTTTAATTCCTTGGTGGAAGAATAAGATTCGCACCGAAAGGACTACTGTAGAAGACCATAGACGATTGGGGGGTAGAGAGAGATTTCTGCCTCCCTTTCCACGTTATGGTATAATAATTGCATGACGATATATTGACACTTGGTTGCGTCATTTTGTTATTAGTTCAATCAATTGACATTAGCTAAATGTCTTATAAATATAGTCGTAAGTATATTAGGGAGTAATACTTTGAAAAAATTCATAATGGCGCTGAGTATTTTACTATTATCTACTACTGGCGCCTTTGCACAAACTGTTGTTGAAACAACAACAAAGAGTGATTCGGATATCACTACGAGTGGAAAAACTATAGTTATTTCTCCACCACCTTCTGCTATTACACCATCTGTAAATTCGTCATCATCTGACTTATGTACGGTTGGAGTTGCTGGAGCAGTACAAACGCAAATCCTCGGCATATCAACAGGGGAAACTTATCGTGACCAAAATTGTGAGAGATTGAAAATCTCCAAGACGCTCTATGATATGGGCATGAAAGTAGCAGCTGTGTCAGTGTTATGTCAAGACAGACGTACATTTGATGCAATGGAAATGGCAGGCACACCATGCCCCTATCTTGGGGATATTGGTGATAAAGCATCTGAAGGTTGGAAAAATAATCCACACCTAAAACCAGAACCAGAAGTCTTGGAGACAAAGAGTGATATTCAGAAAAAGCAAGGGGCTGTTGCTGCTGGTACTATCGGTACTGCTCTCCTTTTCCTCCTCTTATTGTAGCGCACAGCAAGCAACCACTGGCAGTGGACAATCTGGTAACATCCTCGTAATAGGAAACGGATGGACAGGCAACTTTAGTTCCTGTACTCATAATGTAGACTGTTGGGCAGGAAGTACTGATAATGGTGATATGCACAAAGGGTCAAACACCGGCAATGGTGATACTTACTATTGGAGTGGTACACAACAAACCCTAGCAAATACAATCGCAATAAACTCTGCACTTGCTGCCGCTGGTATACAAGTTGATGGATTCGACTATGAGTGGGTGTACAAGAATGGTAATGCACACACCTTTAGTCAACAGACTGGCGGTGGTGGAATAGACCCCTTTGAGGTTGTTGTCAATGTCTATGACTCTAACGGTAATCTGTTCAAGAGTTACACATATGACTACGGAACAAACTTTTCAAACTGGACATATGATACAGGTACAGAGATATTCGGTACAAACTTTCTTGACCCCTCGTTCTTTGGAAATGTAGAAGTACTTGTTACTGGGCAAGATATTGCTGGACAGGCAGGGTATTGGGGGCCTGAGTTCAGAGCAGATGAATCTGGACTGTATGTAAACTACTCTGCAAACCTCTGTTACAATAATCCGTTGTATGACGCAACCTGTCCTGGCTATGCAAATGCATTGTTCAATCAACAATGTACTGCAAATGCATTATATGACTCTGCCTGTCCAGGCTATGCTGCTGCATATCTCATACAACAATGTACTGCAAACCCTCTACATGACCCATCTTGTACAGGTTATCAACAAGCATACTTGAACCAACAATGTAAGATTGACCCACTATATGATAAGTCGTGTACTGGACACCTGACTGCACAGTGTAATATCGACCCACTATATGACCCATCATGTACAGGTTATGCTGCAGCATATCTTGCAGACAGGTGTTACTATGACCCCCTATACGATGTACAGTGTACAGGGTATCAACAGGCATACTTTGACCAACAGTGTGAGATGGATAGTCAGTATGACCAACTATGTCCAACATACCTTGACCCAGAACTTGTAGATTTGGGTGACTTTGACCCAGTAGAAGAAGCCACAGCAGAACCAGATATTCAGGTTGGTGTTGCAGAACTCGACTTTACTCAACCAACTGTAGAAGCGCCTGTTGTTATAGAACAACCAGTTGTTATCGAAACATATACAGGAGAGAGTGGTACAGG